GAGGCGACGTTGCGTAAGTTTGTAACGAGTTGCTTCTCAATGTAAGCACGAGGGAAAGGACATTCCCTAGGGAGCCTAACATAATAAAGCTGACCAAACAAGGAAGGAAGAGCTAAAGGGCAAAAAACGAGGCCACCGGACTTGCGAAAGGTTCGCGATAAAAACTCAGCAGAATCAATTGTGCACACAGAGTCAACAGTCACTTCGCTCTTATCCGCGTTAGTGAGTTCAACCTTAAACAAATGCATAAATGCTTCTTTGAGAGCAACAGGAGTATACCAAACACGGTCAAGGGATGACAAATTATCATCAGAATAAACACGAAGACGAAGCTCGCGAATGGCGCGTTCAGGATCATCTCCGTTCTTGTAGGCAAGCCAAATAACGGCTATGCAGAAGTACACGGTATTAGTGATAGTATTTAACCAAGTCGTAAGCCAATTGCCGGACGTATTTCCATGTCCGCGACACCGACCGACACGCTGATCAAATCGGAGAGACTGATAAGTTGATAAAATACACCAATATGCCCACATACGATGTTCGCGTTTCGGATAGGCTAAGGCGATTAAACGCATAATGACGGTGAAGGCAATAGAATTGACAGTATTGTCGAAACCGCTTACATCCAGGGCAATAACTTTAAGGCCAGCAAAAGTCTCATAAATATCACGGGCGACCGAGCCGCGAACATTCAAGCCGCACGTCTGTGGACCAATCAAAAAGAGAAATTCGAGGCGGGCGACCAAAGCACCGATGCTGGCTTTCATCAAAACATTGTCATAGAAATCAGTAATGTTAAAAAGCCTGCACTTGCCTGCTGCAACGAATTCGTTTTCAAGAGGCTCATCCTTAAGCTTGTCGAAATTTAATTGGTAGGGAAAACGGTTCTCAACATCGCCGAGACGAAGATAAGCATCTAAGTCGGACTCGAAAGCTTTACGAGCCTGAGGATCGGGTTCTTGACCATCATACCCTAGTATCTTTTCTTTCTTCTGCTTGCGCAAAGGAAGACGAATGCCATTCGAGGTCGTTGGGGAAAAACGGCGCAAATGTGGGTGATGATCAAGAGTCTCGTAGTGAGTCAAGCGAGAACAACCGGAATAATACTCGGGCTCTGAAAGTGCATAAAGAAGGAAGTAATCAGAGCAACGAAACGGGCAACAATAGCCCAGGCGTCTGGATGGGCTTCCCAGCACTCAGCGCGTTTAAGCTCTTTAGCACGAGCAATCTCAAGCGTTTCAGGAGTCATCCGTGCAGGAGAAACAGGAGAACCACCACGAAATTTCTTAGTAGTGAAGACCGTCGGAACAAAATTTGTACGATCCAAAGCAGAGGTACAATGTTCTG